AATACAGAACTTATTCAGTTAGCTGAAAAGTCAGGTTTTTTTATGCCTGAGAAACATTTTATTTCTACTGTATATCTCGATCAGCTTAATAATGATTTTGAGAAATTTAATACTCCTCGTCCTTGGTGTCCAAATGAACGGCAGCTTAATTTAACTAAAGCTGTATTTCGTAAACTTTTTGACAATCAAATTTTAATGTCAAAAGTTAAAACCCCAGAAGAGTCAATTAATGATGCTAAGAAATCTTCTTCTTGTGGTTTTTTGTTTAAACAAATGGGTTGTAAAACTCGAAGAGACGCTTTTGATAAATATACTCCTCTTCTTATCGATATGATCGAAAGGATTCAACAAGGAGAAAATGTCGAAACTGTGTGGGAATCTGCTCCAAAGGTAGAGATTCGTGCGCTCTTAAAACTATTAAATCCAGACCTTGCTAAAAGGAAAGTTCGCACATTTTTGTGTTGTGATACTCTGTGTTATATAGTGGGTATGATGTTGTATTCGGATCAGAATGATTTAATTGTGGATATGTCCCATGGTCATTCTTGGTCTGCTGTCGGCAGTTCTATTTTTTACGGTGGGTGGGACCGTATGACTCAATATTTGCTTTCACTTGAAAGTGCTAAACATAAGGTTCGTGCCTATGATATTAGTGCTATGGAAGCTTCTATTTCCGCTTGTATTTTTGAATTTATATATGAGTGGCGTAATGACAACTTAGAAGGTAATACTGACTTGAAACGTTGGTTTCTTGCTAATAAAATATTTTCTAAGGTTATTGATCCAATGGGTGTTTCTGGATTTAAAACGGGTGGCAACCCTTCAGGCTGTATTAATACGCTTGTTGATAATACTATGGTTGTTATCTTTTGTCTTTTATATCATCTTGTTGGTGTTTGTCTTTTTAAGTTAGACATCACAGATGAACAAGTAATTGAAGAAGTTTGTGCTCTATACGAAGTGTTACCTGTTAAAGCAATGGGTGACGATACAATTCTTTCTGAAGATCCAGTTTGGGATGGACTTGAAGAGTCTACTCTCCAGATTGGTTTTTCTTTTGAAAAGGAACTTCCCATTAGTGGGAATTGGCCTATGGACATCTCAGAAGCTAAATTTTTAAATTTTGGCTTTTCTTATGATTTTGTGCGAAATATTTGGATGTTTCGTCCTAATTTCGATAAATTGTTTGCTGGGTTGTTTTTCTACAGGAAGTCAAATTCTTGGAGATTAACATTAGCTAAATTGTATGCTTTGCGTGTGATGTGTTGGAATTATCCCCGTTACCGCTATGAAC